CCAGGGGCCGATACCTAGATACATCCAGTCCGATGACCTGTTAAAGTACAGGACAAACTACATGCTCGCATGTTGTTTGGGGGGTGTCTGACGATAACGATAACCAATCGTTAGCCGTTTTGACGCCTAAGCCTTCGGGGACTTCGCCTTCTGCGAAGCCTCGAATTCTAGTAACTTAAGGAATCGGACACGATCCGACAGCAGGAGAATATCCAAAACCTGTTGGTCGGGTGACCCAGATTTAGATATACGACCTTGCCGCTCCAACACCGAAAACGATGTTGTAGCAGAATCTTGTAACCACGTAAGTAGTTCAAGTTCTTGCGGCATCATCTGAGGAATCAGATGAGGGAAAGATCCCAGGAAGTGTCTCATCTTTGTAGTAGATATCTCTAACTGCAAAATCAACTTATTATAAGTTGGGATGAGCTCTCGTGCTAGTCTGAGAACCAGCTCACTTGAAAACAGCATAATCGCAGGATTAATACTGGCCATTTGGCATGTAAACTTATCGTTTACTTTGACAAGACGAGGCAGGGAAACAGACTTCCCGAATATCTTAAGAGACAAGTAATTCCAATTCCGCTCATCGCGATACGATCCAGACTCAATGAAATTGAGATGATTCGAAAGTCCGAAGACTTTCTCATCAGAGAGGTGAGCCCCCGGCTCAGTCTCTCTGTCTGTTTGAACACCGAGGTGTTCACGATCGATAGCGAGAGTGGGTGGAATAAATTCTATAGGAGATAAATCTTCTATAGGATCTTGTCCTATCAACACTCTTATCAGGTTACCCTTCTCTATGAGTTTAACTTTAATATCGCGGCAAAGCCAATCGATAACTAAAAGTGACAACTCACCTGAGTAGGATAACCAATTCTTGCTTGACTTCATTGTTAAGCAGGGGGCAATAGCTAAAGTAAAGAGAGACAATCTCGGGTTTATTAAACCCGTTACTATATCTTTAATACTTAATCCTTCCAAAGCTTCGAAGTGTTTATTCCCTTCGAGAGCTGAGGTAAAGATTGCTGTAGCACACCACTTACCAACGTCATCAAGGATCTTCTTCTTCCTCGCCTCCTCAATCCTTTTCAGGATTTGCGGAGAAACAAGCCAACGTATTGCTTGAGCAAAGAAATTCGTTGAAGAAACCGTTAGGAATCCTCTATCTACCGCTCTCCAGAGTGACTCCAAACGGGAAGTAATTCCCGTCGAAGATAACTCATCTTTGAATGATATTGGAGAGAGGTTGATACCGTCCAAGTAAGACTGATTGGCAAAGTTAAAGAAACTTTCACTTGACGTGAAGCTCTTAGCTAGGCCAATCCGAACTCCCAAGGATACGGACGAAACTCTATACGAGTAGGCGACATATTTGTTAGCAATAACAATGTCGTCTCCAAGTACGAGGTAATCCAAGAATGGGAATAACCCATGTTGGAATGCAGCATATTGGACAAGTGCATGATGCACTAACGCCAATGCCCCCCATGAGGACTTTGCACCCATGGGCTGGCCACGGTTATATCTAACACGTGATGCTCCTCGATGCAGAAGTTGTTCGTCTTTTGTCGAATCTGGCGACTTCCATTTTGGAAGAAGCCATTCCCGAGAACGAAGAAGAGTCAACCATGCTTTAGTTATAGTCTCCCCAAAGAAAGGGATCATGACAGCTTCATACAGAGTGTATGGGATTGTATCCGTAGCTGCTGTTAGATCATAAGAGTATAACTCTTTATGACCTTTGGCCGCAAAAGTTGACACAGCCCCCTGCTGGTCAAAAGTTGCGTCGCTAGGGATCTTTCTCAAGACTCCAAAGAAGAAATCATGAATTGGGCCCAGATAAGTCTGGGTCCAACAGTCTACTATAGCAATGATCCTAACCTTTCCAGCCGCTTCCGGCAAAGCCGCAAGCTTCCCTAATAATAGGGACTTGAGTAAGCCGGTTGGGGATTTAGGATCTCCACCACCTCTCAATATATGAGGGGGGATGAACTGCTTATTATAAACAGTAGATAGCTCTTTCTCGGTGATATTTTCACCAGTATCGAGTCGGTCAACCAAATCGTGAGCATGGTCAGGCAGCCACCAGGATAATAATAATTTCCGGGTGTATGCTCTGAACATGTTTTCCCCTGCCTCATCTCCAACAGCGAGCATGTAAGCCCTTAACGGGTTTGCATCATTCCAGCCTGAAATTAACCAGGCTAGAGTGTCAAGCGGTAGGCCCCCCAGGCCCCAAACACAGTTTGGGCCGCTTGAACTTGCTGAGAAGAGTGATTTAGGGGTAAGATCCATCTTTAACCAGTAGTCAATACCGGTTAAAGAATACAACCATTCCACAAATCTTTGACAAAATTCCGTAAATAACGGAATCTCTTGAAGATAGTGGTATTCCTTGAGCGGCGGGAATGATGTAATAACATCAAATCCCGGTGCTTTATGAGGACCCGATATGGCCTTGTACATGTAAAATATACTTGACCAAATTCGGATGGTTGCGGTATCACGATTTCGGATACGCATTCTTACTGCAAGCGGTAGAATCTTTGGTAGACCATGGGACAATCGGATTCTTTTACCTAGATCTGAAGTTGACTTTAGACGATTCCCAGCTAGGAAGCTGGAGATAACGAATAAGGAAACCTTCATTCTGGATATTATATCCGTTGTACCATGGCGGCGAAGCAAGTCAATAAGATGGTTACATAAAATCCATACTTCGCGACGAAACTTCCCTGAGGACTTAAGCCCTTCAATTTTCGACCACAGGTGGTGAGCCCATGAGTCAAAAAGTGGCAGCAGATTTCTCTCTGTCACAACGGCCATGTTCTCAACGACTGTTTTCTCGTCTTTATCATGTTTTACATTCTTTACCCAGTAGAATTTGGTAGCAAATACCTTTCGAAAAGTAGAACGTAAATCCTTCTCTCCGAAAGGAGGGGGGGAGTTTTTAAACTCTTGATTAGAAGAGGGTCGAGGGGTTGACGGTGTCGCCAGTGTGAGAAGTTTATGATTTTGAGTCATTGAGACTCTAATCTGAACAATATAATCGCGCTCGGTTAGATACAGGATTTCAGCAGGATCGGATGGGTTTACCACCGCGTAATCACCACCTTCTATCCGGTTCCAATCTAAGTCTTTGAAAAGATGATGATTCGGTAACTGAAGAAGTATCCGTGTTGAGGAAAATGATCTGATGAAGAAATTCATTGGGTTATTTTTTAAAACAGAGGATGATCCGAAAGCAACCTTGGGAACCTTCTCTTTTCTCGTCTAAATCCTTTCGGAAATAGATATTGAGAGGAGCAGGCCACCTAGGCAGGCTGACTTTCTCAAGGATGTTTTCACAAAGACATTCTTTTATGAAAGTACTTTGATCCTACATCTTTGTACACCAGTGTGCGGCGTTCGGGTATAAACTCGACGCCCCTGTGGTTCAGGGTTTTAACCCGTCGGATAGATTACTATATCTTGAAGATTTTTGTATTCGACATAAATCCCTCCTCGGGATTTATTAGATACATGCCATAGGTACAGCAGGGACGAGTATCATCGGGCCTTCCCGCGAAGCCCTCACTCGACTGTAACTTGGGTCATGTCTTACCTTCCAAACAGTTGTTTCTTTCGACATACTGAAAGGACTCTGGGATAGTAAACATCTCCTAAGGTGCAGAGATCATAGATCTCCCTAAGCACGCACAATAGCGGCCTAATCCCAGTAGACTTCTCCCCCCCTCAGAAGGGAAGGGGGAAGCGGCGAGTCTGGATTCGCCTTTAGATTTATTCTCCGTGAATATCTAAAGAACCACAGGCTTTCCCATTGGAGAGGCCGTTATAAGACTTTGATAGATTGGGGTTCACCCTCAGCTGTTACTCCATTATCTGGAGGCGGCTCGTCTATCGAGGTCCCACGTATCCGACCCTTTACGAAGAAGATCCTCGTTGGTATGCCCAAAGAAACCATCCTTTCGGACAGTCTCTCGGAGATTGATTGTAATCCTTTCGGATAATGTGGTATGGGAGGAAACTCTCGTCACCATAATTACCAACTTATGATCAACCGGTTCATCACCGGCTG